TTACTGGGCTTTTTTAATTTCGTGTTGCATACCGTGTTGCATATTTTCAAAATAATCGTTTGCCCTTGCATCCATATCACTTGTTTTGTCTACCATTGCATGTCTGTAAACTTCTTTCAAAACTCTGTCACTTCCCCATCCTCCACGTTGCATAATATACGCATCAGGTATGCCTATCGCGTGTTGGACGCTTGCGCAGTAGTGCCTAAGATCATGAAAACGGAAATGAGGTATGCCGGTACGTTTCAGAATATCCCGAAACCGATCCGTGATCATGGAAGGGTTTAGGCTTGTTATTCGTCCGTTTTTGCTTAATTTACTTAAGACGAAATCCGGAAATCTGATATACCTGTCTCCTGAATAGGATTTCGGGGATTTTATTACCCAATTACGCTCAGAATCCAAAACCATCGATTTACTTACATGGACAACCCCATCTTTTATATCAGATGAATCTAGAGCGCATATCTCACCGCGCCTCATAGGTCCGAATGCGGCAAGGAGGATAGGAATCTCCATCTCATCATTTTTTACATACTCTATCAGTTTCTTTATTTCTTCATCAGACGGAATATACAGCTCGGGGCGTACTTTTTTAGGGAGAGTAGTATTAAGCTGTAAGTCTGGGCGACACACACCTAAAACAGCCGACAGTAATCCGTGGATATTCCTAACGGTTTTTGGAGATTTTCCGGAAGCCTCCTCATTTATTGCAATTTGGATCATGTCACAGGTGATATCTTTTAGTTTTAATGGCATAAGTGTAGGGAGATTGCGTTCACGCTGCCGTTTATATTCTCTGATTGTAGCAGGAGACAATGTCTTATTTTTGCTCTCGATATATCGGTCGTAGGCAACTCCTAGCGTAATATTTTCCACGGTGACTCCGGCATCTTTATTAGCCGCCCATTCAGCCGCTATCTGCTCACATTTTCGCTTTCCTCTAGCTGTTGGGTCGTCACAGGTAAAAGATTCGTATATGCGCTTTTTCTTCACAGTACCATCTTTCTGACGAATATTCTCCGTATGGGAATAGACTAGGCATCTCCATGACCCTGATGGTAATTTTTTTGCTGTTGCCATAAAATCATCTTCCTTTCTTTTTTTGGTATAAAAATAACAGCCATCGAAAATATGTTCCGATTGCAAGCTGCGCCCGAAGATGATACAATATTTCTGACCAAAGTATTGCATATCCCCGGATATGTATTTCCGTCCTGGTGTTGGCGCACCGGGGCGGTTTTTTAATTTTCAAGCGACAAACTTTTTTCGCTTGAATTCTTATTACTGAACTGGCAACTCAAATGTTGCAGTGTGTTCTGTATAATTGTTATCATACAAAGAGACTATTATTTTAATGTTGTCACTCGCATTGTTCAGAGCAATACACTCTTGCGCGCCAACGCATTTTGCACCTACAGGAATCTGCTGCGGGTAAGTCGTTGAAGTTAATGGATAGGTTTCAGCAATCTCTCCGGCACTGTCTATAATTTGGAACGAAGTAGAGCCAATGAATAAGTCTTGAAGGTCATTCTGATAACCGATATTTTCATAATCGTAATTTAGATAAATAACTTGAGCTGGCGTTTTATCTGAATATTGATTACGTTCTTCTGTTTGAGTAACGGAAGTAAAAGTTAAAGACCATAAACCATCAACAGTCCATGTTTCATTCAAACCATATACTTTGTTTTGCTCTTCTTGTTTGCTCTCAAGGTCGGAATCGGAGAAATCCGAAGTTTCTTCTTGCTGCGCTTTTTTCTCTAATTCTGCTATTTGCGCTTTTAATTCCTTGTTTTCTCTTTTTAACGAATCCATTTCGGAAGAATTATTACTACAAGCTGTCATGGATGCCGCCAGTATTCCAGCAATCATCATTGTTACAATTTTTTTTCTTCATATTCTTTTCCTCTCTTTCCCCCGTTCCTTTAACACCACTTTATATAATCGCCGCAGCGGTTATACCTCTTCCATGACTGCCAGATTCGGAATGAAGAAGATAATGTAATTGTCTATCTTCGCATATTCTCCGTATTTTTCTGTGTAGCAGTCGATACATTCTTGTAAAAATTGTTCTGTTACGCCCAAATATTCTGCTGTCTCGTGTCGAGAATGACATCCGGCGCGGAACGCTTGTATAATTCCGGTCAGTCCGATCAGCTTGTTATACCCCCAAAGCCTTGCTTGTCGTTCCTGTTTGCGATTCTGGAAGTCGGATAAATCTGTTATATCTCCGACAGTTGTATAGTAATGCCCCAGTTCTTCCGCGAGGACGCAGGCTTTTTCAGCGCCATTATCTACAGACGTATTAATTGCGATATTTCCATCTATATAGATACCTTTTAGGTTTTCTTCTCCGAGATAATAATTATGCACTTTTACCGCATTTTCAAAGGCTTCTTGTTCTAATTGTTCAAGTTTATTCAAATAAATCCCTCCACGTGTTTTTATCATAGTATCAGATTTGATGTGCAATAATATGGACTTATTTATTTTCTTGCTTAATAAATTTTGCAAATTCTTTTATGCGGTCAAGCTGTTCTTCTGTATATTCTGTTCCATCAAAATGAGCGGCTATAGTAATAGGTTGGTCAACAACTTCGTTAGTCCAACCCATTAAATATGCAGGGGATACCTGTAATGCGTTTGCAATATCTTCTAATTTATCAACAGGCATATTTTTTATGTATCCTGTTTCGTATCTTTGTAAAGTAGATTTACTGATTCCGACCTTATCAGAAAGTGTTTGGTATGACATATCTAATTCTTCTCGTCTCTTTTTCATACGAGACATGATATCTTGCATTTTTTCGGAAATTTCTTTTTCACTCATATCTGCACCTCCGTATAAACTAATTATAAACTATTTTTTCATATTTGCAACAGATAATTTGGTAAAAACAAAAAAATGTTGCAAATATGGGTTGACAATACCAAAATGCAGGTGTAATATAAAAACATCCCAAATATGCAACGGAAGGAGGGCGAAGAATGTCGTTCGATAAATTAAAAGGGAAAATGACGGAGAGACACGTATCACAAGAAAAATTATCTAAGGTATTGGGTATTACTGTACAATCGCTAAATGCAAAGTTAAACGGGAGAAGCCAATTTACTTTGGAAGAGGTGGTTAAGATTTCCGAACATTTGAAATTAGATAATCCTGTCGATATTTTTTTTAATCCGAGCGTCTCAAAAATGCAACACATAATTGAACCAGAAGAGGAGGAAGTGTGAAAACAAAAGAACTGCAAGGAGGGCCATTCCTTACAGTTTTTCGCCAAATTTGTTTACCCTATGTACTTTGCAGGTTTTCACCGCACTCGATGGCCCCAAGCACTTCTATCAAGTACTTTGCCACTTTCGCAGTTTTGGTTCTGCAATATGCCCGAATGCTGACAAATTATAAGGAATACACGATACGGTGAAGCATTTTAACGAGTGCCGTCTCATGGGTTTTATACTCCTTCTCTGAGTGCGTAACGCCGTATCAGTAATTACATTTGACCAGTTTTAGGTGCTTTGGTGCCACCATTGCGACCTTATATTAAGAGAACAGGCAATTTCAAAAATTCGGTCAAAAGACCAACTCCTTTCATTGCCTCATAGGCATGAAAGAATTTTATCATAATATGAAAAATATTTCAAAGTACAAAACATTAGATTATCTGTTTTAGACAGATCCAAAAGAGGAGGTGGATTAAATGCCGAAAGTAGAATTTCTTACAAGGCAGCAGAAAAGAGAACGTACAGTAGACGAGATTATCGACATATACCGAAAGCGGAAACACATCACAAAAAGTGATCTCGCAAAAAAGATCAATATGCCACGTTCTACTTTTAATGTGAAAGTAAGTAAGAATCAGGGAGAGATGAAATTGGAAGTGTTATGGGGTATCCTGGACGTTTTAGAAGTGCCGGCAGAGGAGCGGGCAAAAATTTTATTGTAAGAGGAAGGACAAGCATGGAAAAACAATTACCTGCGGTACGGAAGCTGGAACTGATCCCGATCGAGCGGAGAAATTTTCCGAAAGCGAATCGTAAGCGGAAGAAGATCCAGCGGAAAAGAAAAGAAAGAGACAATGCTGCAAGAGGACTGGTCACAGTAACAGTCGCCAGCATGATGTTAAACGCGGTGATGGCTGTGATCATTTACATCCTGCAGGCAGGACCGATTTGAAAGGAGGCGAACAAAGAAATGGACGAAGAGGTAAAGAAAGATGCCGAAGAAGAAATGAACTGTATCTTAGATCTGCTTGAAGAATGGTGCTTGAAATACGATCAGGATTATGCGAATGCGGTTGTACTTGTAAAGCATGATCAGATCACATCGTGGGGAAGTATAGGAGATCACGAAGACCTCGTTTGCAGAATAAAAAAGCGCCCATAAATGAGGCGGCAACCTCTAGGACGCATAGTTAAAAAATCATTTTTATTATAACAGAAAGGGTGAAGAAAGTGAAGAAATTTGAATTAACAAATGAATTTATTACAAATATGTTCGGGACAAAGCTGTTCCGCATCCGTGCCCTTGTTGAGTTCGGCGATGTGGAAGCCGGAGAACTTGGCGGGTATGTGGAGAAGGAATCAAACCTTGGTCATGACGACAATGCGTGGGTGTACGACAATGCGTGGGTGTACGGAGATGCACAGGTTTCCGGCGATGCGCTGGTGTACGGCAATGCGCGGGTGTACGGCAATGCGTGGGTGTACGGCAATGCGCTGGTGTGCGGCAATGCGCTGGTGTACGACAATGCGTGGGTGTACGGAGATGCACAGGTTTCCGGCGATGCGCGGGTGTGCGGCAATGCGCGGGTGTACGGAGATGCGCGGGTGTGCGGCAATGGGGACTATGCATACGCTCACGGTTTCGGATCTGTCAACCGCACAATGACCTTCTTCCGTCTCAAAGATGGTGGCGTGGGTGTACGGTGCGGATGCTTCTACGGGACGCTTGCACAGTTCCGGGATAAGATCCGGGAGACGCACGGGGAATCTGCGATAGCCGAGGAATACCTCGACCTTGCGGCACTGATGGAAAAAAGATTCAGGAGGACGGGAAATGAACAGAAGACAGAAGAAGAAAGCTGAGACGGATGTTTATCACACAGAATTAAATATCGTCAGTTAGTTTGGGAAAGAACCAAAGCTGGATATTCGTGGGTGGTCCGATGACCACGAGAAGATGACAAAAGGAATCAGCCTCACGGAGGATGAGTTCGTAAAAATTGCCCGTGCAGGGTTAGAAAAATTAGGAGGGAAATAATTATGCAGATTATATTTAATAGTTACGAAGAAATGATGGATTTTATGGAAAAAATTCAGGGGCGTGCGTCGGCAAAGGAAGAGAAGGCAGTTACAACCGCGGAAGAGATGAAACAGCATAGTGTTTCAGAAAGTTGTCAAAGCACTCCTGTATCAGCGCCGGTACAGAATGTGCCGTCCGTATCCATGCCGGTTGCTCCGACTGTACCTGTACAGACTGCAGTTCCAACTAGTCGGCACGAGTATACGCGGGATGATTTGGCGCGGGCAGCGATGACTCTGATGGATAAGGGGGGTATGGTTCAACTACGGCAACTGCTTACAAGCTATGGATGTGAGACGTTACAGCAACTTACGGAGGATCAGTTCGGTAGTTTCGCGACATCACTTCGGGGAATGGGGGCGCAGATCTGATGGGACATGATGAAAGAGATCACGCACTCTTAAGTGCATCCAGCGCACATCGATGGCTCAAATGTACGAAGAGTGCTCGATTGGAAGAACAGTTTCCGGATACTACCTCGGAAGCGGCAAAGGAAGGTACACTGGCACATGAACTTGCTGAACTGAAGGTGCGGAATTATTTTAATCCCGGGGACGTTTCCAAACGTAAACTCACCTTTGCAATCAAAAAATTTAAAGAAGATCCTCTGTGGGATGACGAGATGTTGATACATACAGATACTTATATCGATTATATCCGGGATGTATCTATCAAGCTTCCGGCAACTCCGTTTGTAGAAGTGGAGAAACGGGTCGATCTCAGTGATTATGTTCCGGAAGGATTCGGAACTGCAGACTGTATTATGATCCAGGGGAACACTCTGTTCGTAATTGATTTCAAATATGGAAAAGGTGTTCCTGTTTCCGCCGAAGAGAATCCGCAAATGATGTTGTATGCGCTGGGTGCGTATGAAGCATGTAAGATTCTTTATCCGATTGAGCGGATTCGCTTAGGAATTGTACAGCCCCGCCTTCCGGATGGAATTTCGGAATGGGGGTGTACATTGGAAGAGCTCCTGCAATTTGGGGCTTATGCAAAAGAGCGCGCGACACTTGCATTTGCGGGAGAAGGAGAGTTCGCACCTGGAGAAAAGACCTGTAAGTTCTGCCGGGCAAAGAAACAATGCCGCGCACGATCTGACCACAATGTGAAGATGGCGTTCAATTTAGGAGAGCTGCCACCACTGATTACAAAGGAGGAAGCCGGACAACGTCTTTTGGCAATGAGGGACGTAGTTGCATATCAGAAAGACCTGCAGGAGTGGGCGCTGTCTGAATGTCTCGCCGGGAATGAAGTTCCCGGATGGAAGGCAGTGGAAGGAAGACGATCCCGCGACTGGACGGACATGGATGCCGCTTTTGAAAAATTAACTAAGAGCGGTGTTGTGGCAGAAGAAATCCTTTGGGAGAAAAAGCCGCTGACACTGGCACAGGTGGAAAAGACAATCGGAAAGAAAGATTTTGCAGATGCTGTGGGAGAGTTTGTGACCCAGAAACCGGGGAAACCGACACTAGTAGAAGCATCTGATAAGAGACAGGCAATTACAAATAAAGTAACCGCACAGGAAGCATTTAAGGAGGAAAATTGAAATGGGAATCGGAGAAGCAACGAACGTAACAACAGGAAAAGCAAGATTAAGTTATGTACATTTATTTAAGCCTTATGCTGCAATGCAGGGGCAGGAAGAAAAATTCAGTGTAACTGTACTGATCCCGAAGACGGATGTGGAAACAATGGCCCGGATCAATGCAGCGATTGAAGCCGCGAAACAAAAGGGGATTACAGAAAAATGGAATGGGGCGTGCCCTCCAATCGTACCGACTCCGGTTTACGATGGAGATGGAGTCCGGCCAAGTGACGGCATGCCGTTCGGAGAAGAATGTAAAGGTCATTGGGTGTTTACCGCAAGTGCGAAGGTAGATTATCCACCGGAAGTAGTGGATAAGATGGGAAATCCGATCATCAATCAGTCAGAAGTGTACAGCGGAATGTACGGACGAGTGAACGTGAATTTCTTCCCTTACTCATTTGGAGGGAAGAAAGGAATTGGATGTGGACTGGGTCCGGTTCAGAAGTTGGAAGATGGGGAAACCCTGTCAGGGGGACACGTATCCGCTGCACAGGCGTTCGGAGCGCCACAGCCGGCATCAGCAACACATCCACAAAATGGGGGAGTTCAGATCAATCCTATCACAGGACTTCCGATGTAATTTTTTGCGGAGTCGAAAGACTCCGCATGTTTAAAAGGAGAAGATACGGATGAGGCATCATCTATCGATAGATATAGAGACAAAAAGCAGCATAGATATTGGAAAAGCTGGATTATATAAATATGCACAGTCTCCGGATTTTGCAATCCTTTTATTTGCCTACAAATGGGATGATGATCCGGTTCAGATTGTGGATCTTGCTACAGGTGAATTGATTCCGGACTGGATACTGGACGAGCTTGTAGATCCGGATACGATCAAACACGCATATAACGCAGCCTTTGAATGGTACTGTTTAAATCGCGCTGGATATACGACTCCTTTGGAGCAGTGGCGATGTACTATGATGCACGGTCTGTACTGCGGATATACAGCAGGTCTGGACGCAACCGGAAAAGCAATCGGACTGCCGCAGGATAAGCGGAAGTTGACAACAGGAAAGGCACTGATCCGATATTTTTGTGTACCATGTAAACCGACAAAGACGAACGGGAACAGAACATGGAACTTGCCAAAACATGCGCCTGAAAAATGGGTGCTTTTTAAAGATTACTGCAAGCAGGACGTAATAACAGAGTACGAGATTTTGAAACGGTTGGAGCAGTATCCAGTTCCGGAAGAGGAAGAGTTCTTATGGCAGATGGATATTCGGATGAATGCGTACGGAGTTCGTGTGGATGAGGAGCTGATCAACGGGGCTCTGGCTATCGACGCGATCAGCAGTGAAAACCTGACGATGGAAGCTATTGATATTACCGGACTTGGAAATCCGAACAGTACCTCACAGTTAAAAGTGTGGATTGAAAAGCAAATATCCGGAGAAATCTCCGGCTTGACGAAAGAGAACGTAACGGAATTATTGAGCCGTAGTGATATATCAGATGAGGTGAGGAGGGTGCTGGAGATACGTCAGCAGCTCGGAAAGACCTCCATTAAAAAATATGTAGCTATGAAAACCGCAGAGGGAGAAGGAGAACGCGTTCGAGGACTGACCCAGTTCTACGGTGCTAACAGAACTGGCAGATGGGCAGGACGTCTTGTGCAGATGCAAAACCTCCCGCGGAACTATCTGAAAACACTGGACGAGGCAAGAAAGCTGGTAAAGGCGAAAAATTATGAAGGCGTTCGGCTGATCTACGGAAACGTACCGGATACACTTTCTCAGCTGATCCGAACAGCGTTTATCCCTTCTGAGGGGCAGAAGTTTGTAGTGGCGGACTTCTCTGCGATCGAGGCACGTGTGATCGCGTGGCTGGCAGGAGAACAGTGGGTAAATGAAGTGTTTGCTACCCACGGAAAAATCTACGAAGCGACGGCATCTCAAATGTTCCATGTGCCGATCGAAAGAATCACAAAAGGAAATCCAGAATACAGTCTGCGGCAGAAAGGAAAGGTTGCGACGCTTGCGCTTGGATATCAGGGAGGTTCTAATGCGCTGATTGCAATGGGGGCTTTGAATATGGGACTGACAGAAGAAGAACTTCCGGACATCGTGCAGAGATGGAGGAGCGCAAACCCGAGAATCCGTGACCTGTGGTATGCCGTAGAAGAGGCATCGTTACAAACGATGCTGACAGCACAACCACATGCAATCAACGGACTGATCTTTGCGCTGGAAAGCGATCTTGTGTATGAGCAACACTTCCTTACAGTACAGCTTCCGAGTGGAAGGAAGCTTTTTTACCCGAAACCATTTTTACAGGAGAATCAGTTCGGGAAAGCGGCTATCCATTACTATACAGTGGGTCAGCAGACAAGGAAATGGGAAGTGACGTCCACTTATGGTGGCAAAATGACAGAGAATATCGTGCAGGCAATCGCAAGAGACTGTCTTGCGGAAACATTACGAAGAATTGAGAAAAAAGGGCTGCAGGTGGTATTCCATGTCCACGATGAAGTGATCATCGACGCGCCGATGGATGTGACAGTAGATGAAATCTGTAATCTGATGGCAGAACCGATAACATGGGCACCAGGGTTAATACTGAAAGGCGCAGGATTTGAAAGTAACTATTATATGAAAGATTAGAGGGATGACGGATGCAGCATAACAGAAAATTACACATTAGTACCGCCGGCACAAGAAAAACAAAGCACTGGCCGGAAACAGAAATCCTCTGGTCTGAATTTGCATACAGGGTAAAAACTCCGGTACGAAGTACGGAGACAGTGGAAGAATATCTTGCGATGCCGAAATACCGACAGGATGAATTAAAAGATGTCGGTGGTTTTGTGGGCGGCACATTTGAGAATAATATCCGGAAAGCTGCTTATGTAAAGGGCAGAGATCTTCTGACTCTGGACATGGATAACATCCCCGCAGGCGGTACGGATGAGATTTTGAAACGGGTATCCGGTTTGGGGTGCGCGGCTCTGGTCTACAGCACAAGAAAACACGCTGGGTATGCGCCCAGACTCCGTGTGATTGTACCACTGGATGCGACCGCGTCAGCGGATGAATATGAGCCGGCGGCAAGAAAGCTGGCATCTCTGATCGGAATGGAATTCTGTGACCCTACTACCTTTGATGTGTCGAGGCTAATGTACTGGCCAAGCTGCTGCAAAGACGGGGAATACATCGTTGAAGTATACGATCACCCATTCTGCAGCCTGTCCGGTCTCCTTCAGATGTACGGAGACTGGACAGATATTTCGCAATGGCCACAGGTGCCGGGAACGGCAGCAATCGAAAAGAGACGGCTTGCGAAACAGGAAGACCCGACTACAAAGCGTGGAATCATCGGTGCATTCTGCCGGACATACACGATCTCTCAGGCAATGGAGAAGTTCATTCCGGGGATGTATGATCCTACGGATATTGAGGGACGTTATACCTACACTGGCGGGTCTACGGTGGGCGGTGCAGTTGTGTATGACGGGGATCTGTTCCTTTATTCTCACCACGCAACGGATCCGTGTTCCGGCATGCTCGTTAATGCCTTTGATCTTGTGCGCCTACATATGTACGGTGATAAGGATCGGGACGCGAAAGACGGAACTCCTGTGAATAAACTGCCGTCCTTTGTGGCTATGAGCCATTTGGCAGTTGGCGATAAGGGAGTTTCCGATTTGCTTGCGAAAGAGAAGATGGAACAGGCTCGACAGGCATTCCAAGCAGAGGAGGGAGAGACAGTATCGGAAGATGACCTGTCTTGGATCTCCCGACTTACCCATGACGGAAACGGAAAAATAGAAAAGACGATCAATAACGCGGTGCTCATCTTGCAGAATGACCCTCTTTTAAAAGGGAAGATTGTGACGGATGAATTTGCAAGCTGCGGCTTGATCCTCGGAAAAGTTCCGTGGAGTGCGGGCGAGGAAAAGCGGAGATGGAAAGATGAAGATGATGCGGGCTTCTATAATTATATGGAATTGTTCTACGGGATTACCGGTAGAGAGAAGTTGGATAATGCACTCCTGATCGTGAGTAGTCAGAACCGCATCAACGACGTGAAAGAGTATTTGAAATCCTTAAAATGGGACGGACAGAATCGGCTAGATACACTTCTGAGCGTGTATTTGGGTGCTGAGGATAACGGCTACACAAGGGCCGTCATGCGTAAGTCTCTGTGTGCAGCGGTGGCCCGGGCGGTCACAGGTGGCGTGAAATATGATTATATGCCAATCTTTACCGGTCCGCAGGGAATCGGAAAGAGTACGTTCCTGCGGATACTGGGAAAAGACTGGTTTTCCGATTCCCTGACTAGTTTTGAGGGAAAAGAGGCCGCAGAACTTATACAGGGAACGTGGATCAATGAGGTGGGGGAACTGACTGCTATGACAAAGCAGGAGACCAATGCGGTCAAGCAGTTTTTAAGTAAGACAGACGATATCTACCGTGCCGCCTATGGGCGCAGAACAAACAAATATCCGCGCCGCTGCGTCTTCTTCGGAACGAGCAACGAAGAAGAGTTTTTAAAGGACATGACGGGAAATAGACGGTTCTGGCCAGTGGATGTGGGCGTGCATCCGGCAAAGAAGTCCGTGTGGCAGGATCTGCCACAGGAGGTGGATCAGATATGGGCGGAGGCATACACCTATTGGCTGTTGGGGGAACCACTGTATATGACTAAGGAAGAAGAACAACTGGCGGAAGAGATGCAGGAGAGCCACAGAGAGGCATCCGGGAAGGAAGGGTTGATCCGGGAATTCTTAGAACGTCTGATTCCTTCGAACTGGGATTCCTTAAGCCTGTCGCAGCGCAGACAATTTTACGCAGGAAGCCTGCATCTTCCAAAGGGAACGGAATTGGTAGAAAGAGATAAAGTTTGCGCGATGGAAGTGTGGGCAGAATGCTTTAATGGGGATGTGAAATTTATGAAGAAAACCGACAGCATGGAGATAAACGGTATCCTGGCATCAATAAAAGGATGGAAACGAAATAAAAGCGTGAGACGCTACGGTGTATATGGGACACAAAAAGGATTTGAAAGGGTGTAAACAATCAAGAGTAAACTATCAGAGACAGTTGGTATACGGGTTAAAAATCAACAGTAAACCCAGTAAACGATAAATTTTTAAAAGTTTACATACTTAGTTTGTTGGAAAACCCAGTAAAATCAAAGGTTTTCTACTATATGTAAACTATGTAAACCAACTTTCTATAGTAATGAAAAAATATATAAATTAGGTATAGGGGGTGTGTACCTGACGTACCTAATACGGGTATATATACACGTGTGTGTGAGAGTTTACGAGACATGGAGAGGAGAAACGAGGATGGAGAAAAGTTGTTCTGTGTGGTTGGGAGAATATTTAATGTCCGAAGGGGCTGTTCTGTGTGATGAGGTCAGAAAGCAGGCCAGATCACAAGGATACAGGAGTTCTGATCTGAAGAAAGCAAGGAAGGAACTTCAAGTGAAGACATTTCATCAATTCGACGATGACGGGGCGACAGATAATTGGTTTTGGTATTTGGAGGTGTAACGAGTATGAGAGAAAGAGAAGTAGAAAAAATGCTGGTGGACGGAATCCGAAAACTGGGCGGCAGAGCGTTCAAGTGGGTAAGCCCCGGTAATGACGGTGTGCCTGACAGGATCGTGGTTCTTCCGGGATATCCGGCGGTGTTCGTGGAGCTGAAAACAATAACAGGGAGACTGACATCGTTGCAGCGAATACAGATCGATCGCCTGCGTGCTATGGGACAGGATGTGAGGGTGCTTCGCGGAGAGCGTGAGGTGAAGCTGTTTTTGGAAGAGTGTAAGGAGAAGTTGAGGGATGAAGCGGGAACTAAAATGTGATTTTTGTGGGAAGAGGATGTATAAATATCCGTCGCAGATACACCGGCATAATTTCTGTTCTCGTAAGTGCCTGGCTGACTTTTCAAGCCGTGAGAAAAATCCAGAAGCGTATAACGACTTGAAAGATTATGGGAATATATCGGAGCACATGAAACAGTTGAATGCAGTGATGAATCCGTCGAGAATGGATTTTCCTACTAGAGCGAAATTAAGCGTTAAAAGGCGCGGAAGTGGATCCGGAAAGTCCTATGCGAAGTCGTTCGGGAGACATACGCACCGAATGGTAGCAGAGCGAATGTTAGGGAGAAAGTTGAAACCTGGAGAAGTCGTGCATCATATCGACGGAAACAAGAGAAATAATGCGCCGGAAAATCTGATGGTGTTTTCCGGTCAGTCAGAGCACGCAAAATGGCACGGGTTACATGGGAGGTGATGCTATATGATGTTCAAACCGCACGGTTATCAGCAATACTGCATAAACAAAATCATTGAGATTAAAAAAATCGGGCTTTTTTTGGACATGGGTTAATGGTTTGGGAAAGACAGTCACGACCCTGACTGCGATCCGGGAATTGAAGTATGATCGATTCCAAGTTAAAAAAGTTCTGGTGATCGCGCCGAAAAAAGTAGCGGAGGGTACATGGACGAAAGAGAAAGATAAATGGGATCACACAAAGATCTTGAGGGTTTCTCCGGTTCTGGGAAGCCAGACAAAACGAATCCGGGCATTAAACACGCCGGCAGATATTTATATTATCAACCGGGAGAATGTATGCTGGCTGGTGGATTACTACCGGAACAGCTGGCCGTTTGATATGGTGGTCATCGATGAGTCCAGCAGCTTTAAGAGTCACAAGGCGAAGAGGTTCAAATCTCTGGCAAGTGTTGGGACGCATATCGACAGAATTGTGGAGCTTACAGGTACGCCATCCCCAAATGGACTTGAGGACTTATGGGCGCAGGTATTCCTTCTGGATGGAGGCGAACGTCTGGGACGGAGATACACACAGTTCCGGGAACGGTATTTTGATCCCGGGGACAGGGGCAGAGATGTGATATATAACTACAAGGCAAAGCCGGGAACGGAAGAAAGCATCTTGCAAAAAATTTCGGATATCTGCATCTCCATGAAAGCGGAGGATTACTTACAGCTTCCGGAAGTTACTTGTCACGAAATCCCGGTAATGCTGGATGATAAATCAAGAAAAGCCTATGCCGACTTGGAACGGAAGATGGTACTGGAGCTTCCGGAAGATGAGGAGGAGATTAGCGTGACTAGTGCAGCGGCGTTAAGCAATAAGCTTCTACAACTTGGAAACGGGGCAATTTATGACGAGGATCGGAATATCCACGAGGTGCATAACTGCAAGATCGAGGCATTTATGGAGTTGATTGAATCTCTGCAAGGAAAGCCGGCACTAGTGTTTTACAATTTCCAGCATGACCGGATCCGGCTGTTGGAGGCGCTCAAGAAAACAAAGTTGCGTGTCCGGGAGTTGAAAAACACACGGGATGAGGATGATTGGAATGCCGGACAGATCGACATCCTTCTGACTCATCCGGCAAGCAGCGCTTACGGACTGAACCTGCAGCAAGGTGGAAATCATGTCATTTGGTTCGGGTTGACTTGGAATTATGAGTTGTACACTCAAGCAAACAAGAGATTGCACCGACAGGGGCAGACAGAACGAGTGATCATCCACCACCTTGTGTGTGTGGATACCCGGGATGAGGATGTGATGAAGGCGTTGGAAAAGAAAGATGATGTGCAGGCATGGGTGATGCAGAGTTTAAAGGCAAGGATCAAAGCAATTAGGGAGAAGCAGGTATGACGAATGCACAGAAAAAAAAAGAGGATTGAAAGCCACTGGGATCATCCGGTGATCTGTCCGGGATGTGGAAAAGAAATCAAACCGGATGATGATATGGGGAATGTGGAATATGTGAGGACAAAGAGAAAAACAGATATTTTCTTTCATACAGAGTGTATGGATAAAGTGTGGCAATAGAAGACATATGAGGTGAATCGATGAAAAATGAAACAAAAAGCATAGTAACGATCATTGAAGAGGTTTGTGAGGACGTTTGCGAAAACTACTGTGAGTACAGAAATACGATAGACGACTACGGCGAGTGTGATATGCAACGAGAGAGCGGCGAATGTCCGTTAGATCGGTTGAATTAAGTTGATTTTAATGGAGAGGTAAAAATGGAAAGCGATGCGGGAAAAGACGGATCACGGAAACGAATGTACAGAAAGTGTTACGACGTAGAGAAACTGAAAAAATACGTGAATGAAGGAAAGTCGAACGTAGAAATAGCATATTTGTTAGACATATCAGTAGCAACGGTTATAGCTGGAGTGAAAGCGTATGGATTAAAAGGGATGCGGAAACGTGGCAGACCGAAAAAGGAGCTGATACATTGAGCAATACAAACGAACCTAGCGCTGCCGCGCTGATCCGGGCGCAGGGGCAGCAGATCCGGCGGGAGACAGCGTGGGAATATTTACAGAGACGATGTGGATTAAGGGGTGATGCGGGTGGAGATAACAAAGGAGCTGCTCCAGGGATACCGGAGTAAAAAGGATGAGATCCTGGAGCTGGATTACATACTCAAAAACCGATGGAGAGATGAGGGGTTGATCGGGAATGACGTAATCTTTGATTACAGCAAGGGATACCCCATGCCACAGGGCGTGGTAGGATTTGACAAGGAGAAGTATGATCGCCTTCAGTGTCGGGATCAGCGACGGAAGGAGCAGCTGGAGCAGGAATGCGAGGAAATCGAGACTTTTATCGAAAATATTGATGAAAGCCTGACGAGACGGATATTCAGAATGTGCTTCGTAGATGGGCGCAGACAAAAGGATGTGGCTAAGGCAGTACATTTAGACAGAAGTCGCATAAGCAGAAAAATAGATAGTTATCTCGAAAACGCACACAAAGCACAAAACGCACATGTATAATAATACTAGAGCCAAAAGGCAAAGCGCCTGCGGCTCTTCCCCCTACTCTTGCGTAAACCAAGTAAAGACGCCCTGCATTTGCGGGACGTTTTTCTTATGTCCATTTAATGGAGTATATCATCAACGGCAGATGTGCAGGGTAGCGCCCTGTGTCCCGGTTCAATTCCGGGTGCTCCGCTTCACCTCTTGAAATAATACCCACGATGTATTACAGAAAGAGGGTTGATAAAATGAATAGCTTTATAAGCTGGATCGGTGGCAAGAAACTACTGAAAAGAAAGATCATGGAACAGTTTCCAAAGAATTTTGACAGATACATTGAGGTATTTGGTGGAGCCGGATGGGTACTGTTCGACAAAGAAAAGCATGCGGACATGGAAGTATACAACGATGTGAACGGAGAACTGGTGAATCTGTTCCGGTGTGTAAAATATCATCCAGATGCATTACAAAAAGAGCTGGACTGGACGCTGATATCCAGGGAACAGTTTTTCAACTGTGTTGCCCAAAATGAGATTCAGGGCATGACAGACATACAGAGAGCAGCGAGGTTCTACTGTCGAATAAAACTAAGTTTTGGTGCTGACCTTGATTCGTTTGGTGTGCGACCGAGGAATATGCAGAAAACAATCGCCTATTTGCAAGAAGCATCGAAGAGATTGAATAGAGTAGTAATTGAGAATGTCGATTTTGAGCGTCTTATAAAAACGTATGACCGGGAGTCGGCATTATTTTATTGCGATCCGCCGTATTACGATGCAGAAAAATATTATCCAGACAAGTTTCAGCCGGAAGATCATGTGAGACTGAGGGATACGCTTTCCCGGATTAAAGGTAAGTTTATCCTGTCTTACAATGACTGTCAGGAGATCCGGGACTTGTACGCAGGATATGATCTGATCGAAGTAGATCGGCAGGATAATCTTGTAACGAAAACTAACCCACGTCGTTACAGGGAGTTAATTATAAAAAATTATTAGAAAAAAGTGGGTATTATTTCGGAAGTGGATGAAAGGTGGTGAGCCCGGATGACAAAAAAGCAGAAAAGATTTGTAGAAGAATATTTGATTGATCTGAATGCCACTCAGGCAGCCATTCGGGCGGGG